TCTTTTTCAGCTCTAGGGCCAACTACGAATTTCTTCCATCTCCCGAGTACCGGGAAGGTGGGCTTGAAGTTATCGGGACTTGCGCCCGGAAAGTGGACCAAGCTAAAGCAAGCAAAGGAGATGACCGAGTCAGAGCCCTCTTCGGAGAGTTCTTCCCCGAGATCGAGTCCCAGTTCCACCACCCCGACTACACCCAAGCAGCCGTCATCGCCAGCATCGTCGAGTACCACTCAGACAAATACGGCGGAGTCAGGTTTCAGGGAGGTGATGGGGAAGCAGCGCAAAAAGCTCATACAGAGTCTTACAAGCCGTTTGGCTTTGGCTGGAGCTTCAACCTGCATGATGGACTTGATCAAGCAGGGCTCGAATCAGTGCTTGAAGGACTTTGGGAAACTGTTGTCCTCAGCACCAACCGCCAGTCCACCCCAGGGTACCCCTACAGACTCAACTTCCAAACCAACGGAAGCTTGTTCGACCAAGTCGGCGGCCAAGTCAAAGACGAAGTCTTCGACAGGGTCAGCAAAATCTACTTCGGCAAATACGAATTCTCAGAGTTCCAAAAAGACCGGAAAAAGTGGATTGAAGAAGGATTAAGGGATCCCTACCGTTTGTTCGCGAAGAAGCAGGCTCAGAAAGTGAGCAAGGTGCTTCCTCGGCTCATCGCTAACGTCTCCATCATCGACCAGTTGGTGGAGAGGATTTTCTTCATGCCTTACGCAGAGGCCGAGGGCGAGTTTTACCCAGACTTGCCTACGAAGAAGGGAATCGGATTCAACAGGGAACACGCCGCCATGATTGGCGATCGTGTTGTGGCCATATCCGACGCTTTAAATCTGGAGCCAGTGGCTTCAGACGTCAGCGGATGGGAGAAGAACTTCTCCCAGGATTTGGCCAACGCCCATTCCGGGCACATGACTGAAACATGCACCAATGAAAACCAATGTAAGCTAACGCTTGCCAAGGCCTGTTCATGGTGGAGCCAGTCGTTGCTCACCACCCCCTACGTTCTGGACGAAG